ATACTATGTTACTAATGCAAAATGCTGCAGAAGATAATTTTAAAGAAGACACCAGCGATGAAGGACAGCTAACTGCTGAGGAAGAAGACGCTCTTGTGGCTTCTGCTCAATCTGGTGATGATAGTGAAGATGCTCAAGCGGCATTACTTGGTTATAATCCAAACTTCAGGGCCTATCAAACTCCTCAGATACAGGACGCACAGTTCTATCAGCCTAAGGAAATATATGCTGGGCAAAAAAATTATGATAATCCTAGCCAACGATTCTTTAATGGCGCTTCTGACGCTACCCATAAAGAAATGGTAAGACAACAATACGAGAGGAATTAAAATGGCAGAGTTTGAATTTGCTGGTACCACATTTAGAGGTGGTAAAATGTTTGCTGTACTTACAGCTTTATCAACATTAGGCGGTGGTCTATGGGCTGGATTTGAGTTCTATAAAGACTATATGGATATGAAAGAGATCGTTCAAAACATTGATGTTGACGCTATTGCTGCTGAAAACGAAAAGGTTATTCTAACAATGAACAACCAAATGATTCGTATCGAAGAGGCAATAGAATATACACGCGACATTAAATCTGATTTAAGAGCAGATGTAATGGAAATGGAACAGCTTGTTGAGAGACTCGAGGATAAGACTGATGCGTCAGAGGATCGAGTGAAAGATTCTCAAAATGCTATTGAAACTCATTTGGAAACACTTCGTGAGGAAATGAATCAAGTACGCAAAGATGTTCAAGCGTCCATACGAGAAGTTGAGGCTCTTATTCGTGAGTCAGAAAAAGATGTCCGTAATACCATGCGTGAAACTGAAGATCGTATCGACGCAGATATGAGACAGCTTGATAAAGACATTCATGAAAAGCTTCAAGAAGCTCTTGACAATCCTTTGAATGACTAAAATGAATGACCCTAGCGATATGGAACCTATTCATTGGATTTGGGTAATCGTAATAATTCTTTTCTGGGCAGCAATAACATATGCTTCATTTACGGTTTGGGTGTAAATAACAGTTGCCTTTTGTGGCAAAAGATACTATATTAATAGTATAATTGAGCAGGAGATACATAATGAAACGCGTAATGCAGTTAGCTGTAATTATTTCTATGATTGCAGCTCCAGTATTTACTAGTGAAGTAACTGCGCAGGCAGAGTATGAAAATAATCAAGTAATCTGTTTAGCTAAAAATATCTACTTCGAAGCTCGGAGTAGTAGCTTTGCAGATCAAGCAGCAGTTGCTGATGTTGTTATGAATAGAGTAGAACATGATAGCTATCCAGATACTATCTGTGAAGTAGTATACCAAGGTCGTCAAGACTCCAACGGTAATATGATTCGTCACCAATGTCAGTTCAGCTGGTATTGTGATGGCAAGTCAGATAAAATTCCAGCTAATGATAGTTGGTGGGCTGCTTTAGACATAGCTTCTGATATGTATTTTAACAATACATGGAGAGGTCTTACAGAAAGTTCTACTCATTACCATGCTAATTATGTTACCCCGGCATGGCGTCATAGTTTGACTTTAACAGGTCGTATTGGTGAACACATCTTTTATAGGCAGAGATAATGAAAACAGTTTTAGTGACAGGGGGCTTTGACCCCCTGCATTCTGGTCATATTGAATATTTTAAAGAAGCAAAAAAACTTGGTGATAGACTAGTTGTTGGTGTAAACTCTGATGAATGGCTTACTAGAAAGAAGGGAAGACCTTTCTTGCCTTTTCATGAAAGAGCAGCTATAATTAAAGAGTTAAAGATGGTTGATCAAGTTATTGGTTTTAATGATTCAGACGATACAGCTAATCATGCTATTATGCAAGTAATGTCTACCAGTAAAGGAAAGGTAGTATTTGCTAACGGTGGTGATAGATCAAAACGAAACACTCCAGAAATGGCTTTATCAGACGTTGAGTTTGTTTTTGGTGTTGGTGGTGATAATAAAAAGAACTCATCTAGTTGGATTTTAGATGAATGGAAAACTCAAAAGACAGAACGTGATTGGGGTTACTGGAGAGTATTAGATGACAAGCAACCTAACACAGGTATTAAAGTAAAAGAGCTTGTTATTGAGCCTAGATGCAGTCTAAGTGATCAAAAACATAAACATAGATCAGAACACTGGTATGTACTCGAAGGTGAAATTCAAATTGAACTAGAATGGCCTGATGGTGAAGAGCATCTTGAAGTAATGATCCCACATACAACATATGTTATACCACAAGGTGTATGGCATAAGACAACAAATATTGGAACGACAAAAGCACACATTCTAGAAGTACAGTATGGTAAAGAATGTGTTGAGGAGGATATAGAGCGTAGAAATGGTTGAAATAATGAACACACAAACTTTCTCTATGAAGATAGAAGAGGTTGTTAAAGATAAAAGAATTGGCTATTTTGATGCTGTCCTATGGTACTGCGAGCAGAACGAAATAGAAATTGAAACCGGTGCTAAGTTAATTAACACTATTATTAAAAAGAAGATAGAAGCAGAAGCTTCTGAAATGAATTGTTTAAAAGAGAAATCTGCTAAGTTGCCTGTATGAATAATGTATATGAAGGACTGAAAGCTTATAAAACTTATCTAGCAATCAGAAATCACTTCAATACTGATTATGATTATTTTAAATATAATGGAAAGTTGAAAGTATCAAATGACAGTTTCCTTAAAAGACGTGACAAATTTTTCTTCGCTAAACTGGAGCGAAATTATCGCGATAATGAACTCGTCTATTTCTTTGTCGCAAATTTTCTCGACAATGATAGTAGCTGGTCTGGTTCTCTTGTGGGATCTGAAAGCGAGAAAAAATATTTAGAATGGCGTAAGCGTATTGAAAGTTTAAAATATAACTTTAAGACGGAGTGTGAAAAAATACAGAATGAAATCGATTATAAAGACATTAACTTCGACGAGTTTTTTAGAGTTCTGGACTCCAATCATCCTCGCTTACTTGGTTGGCAACTTGGTGGCCATATTAGCCTTGAAACATTTACTATCATGGATGGGATATTAAATTTCACAAAACAGTGGAACTCTCATCTAAAAGATGATATAATGTATTGTACAGTTAGAAATAAATCTAACAAGTATAAGCCTTTCTTACAAGTTGACCTACAAGCTTATAAGAAGATTATGAAAAGTATATTTACTAGCTAAATATACATGTTATTATGAATATTGTGGATAAGAAACTATACATCGCATATATGGAGAATACATATGACAAGCTCTTTCGCTGATCTAAAATCAGCTCGTAAGTCTTCACTCGAAGCATTAATTTCCGAATCAAATAAACTCAACACAAACGAAGGCAGTGCACGTCCTTCAGATGATCGTTGGTGGAAACCTGAAGTAGATAAAGCTGGTAACGGTTATGCTGTTATTCGTTTCCTACCTTCACCTGAAGGTGAAGACCTTCCTTGGGTTCGTATCTTTAATCATGGTTTCCAAGGACCAGGTGGTTGGTATATTGAAGAATCTCTAACTACTATTAATAAGAAAGATCCTGTATCTGAGCATAACTCAATGCTATGGAATTCAGGTATCGAATCTAATAAAGATCTTGTACGTAAGCAGAAGCGTCGTCTAAACTACTATGCTAATATTTACGTAGTAAAAGATCCATCTAACCCCGCTAATGAAGGTAAGGTATTCCTTTATAAGTTCGGTAAAAAGATCTTTGATAAGCTTAACGAAGCTATGAATCCAGAGTTCGAAGATGAAAAACCGATGAACCCATTTGATCTATGGGAAGGTGCTAACTTCAAGCTTAAGATTCGTAATGTAGAAGGCTATCGTAACTACGATAAGTCTGAGTTTGACTCACCGTCTACTCTTCTTGACGATGATGCTGAGCTTGAGAAGATCTGGAAATCAGAATACTCTTTACAAGAGTTTCTTGATCCTAAGAACTTTAAGTCTTATGATGAACTTAAAGCTAAGTTGAATCGTGTACTAGGTCTTGACGGTTCTGCAGGAAGTACTACTCGTGCAGATGAAATTGAGATTGATGATACACCTCAGCCAATGCAGAAGTCAGCTCCTGCTCCTTCATTTGCATCTAGTACAGATGACGATGATGATAGCATGTCGTTCTTTGAGAAGTTAGCTGCTGATGACTAAAAATCCATCTAAGAGTCTGCAGCTCTTGGAATGGTGTGTGACCCTCAGCACGTAATGAGGTACGGTCTTCCGGTATACAGTGGAGATAGAAAGAGGGGCACCTAGGAAGGCCCCTCTTTTGATTTATGCAAACAGACTCATTGCAGCAGATGTATAACTTGTGTCAACTCTTACATTTCTTGCAGCAGCTGTTCTTGCAGCACCGCTGCCTCTTCCAGCAATCATTTGACTGTTATCAATATTGTTTACAACAGTAGTTACTGGAATATTAACATTACCTGACATTGTACCTAAACTCATTGCTGATGGTGTAACTGTCGGTCTTTGTATATTACTATTTAAAGACGCTATAGTAGGTTCACTAGGTAATGAACCTATAGGTTCACTAGGTAATGAACCTATCTCAAATTCTCCCACAGGTAACGGAGCAGTTCTAAATACAGTGCCTCCAAGAGTCACCCCACCTCCTCTTATCATTTCATCTCTATAACCTATATTAGTTCCAGCTCCATAAGCACCAGTAGCTGCCGCTGTAAAGTCTTTTTGATCCTTAGATACTTTTGGTAAAACATTGATTGCAGCTTGAGCAATATCTGCTTGAGACTCAGCGCCCGGCCCTTCCAAAAACATTGGACTTGGCTGCCGTCCATTTGCTGATGTTCCAGTGACTGCTTGAAATTGATTCTTAGCTACTAAAGCTCCTATAATACTGCCATCTGGGTGATCCTGATATTGAGTACGAGCACGGTTTAATATTGACCCCATAATCATACCTTTTTCTACTGTATAATCACTGCCGGTTTGAGCTGAAGATTCAGCATAAACTGCTCTAACCAGATAATTTAATTCAAGATCAGATATAGGCCGTCCTAAATATTGCTCTATAGCTTCACGAGGCGTAAGCTCTGCAGAGGGTATAACATCATCTTGAGGTGTAGCTTGAGGGTTATTATATTCAGGTCCTGAATATTGTGGAACAAATGTATCATTAAATGTACCTTCAGGGTATTGATTATAGTCGCCAAGCACTGGTAGATCACCACCACTGTATAGATAATTTAAATCACCAATAGCATCAAGAGAGTTGTATTCCATACCAGGTGCTATACTACCTTGCATCCCTGGTAGTCTACCCGATGAAACTTCACCAATTGGGTTACTTCCTGGAGCAAAACCTAGCTCTCTATTAACAGTAGCATCAATAGCTGGTTGCGTATCTATTTGATCTTCAGCATCAAGTGCCCATAGTAATAAAGATCTAACTATATACTCTCCACTAATATATCCAGCAATACCAGCAACTGCACCTGTTAGTGGAGCAAATGGACCACCTATTAATGCTCCAGCAGCTGCAGCTAACACACTTACTGTTAGTCCAGCAAATTCTCCTGATACCATTGCCACTTTTTGAGTAGTACTAAGCGTATCATCTGTTAAAATATAATATGTAGAACCAGCAGCAAATGCAACACTCAATCCAGGCACTTTACTTAACAGTTTATTTAATTTTGGGTATTTCGAAAGAGCACTTCTCTTAGCATCATCTATTGAAGCAAACGTGCCAGGTTTTTGTCCACCTGCTCCTGTTGCACCGGGTGCTACTCTATATCTTTGCATTTTTTTATCAAAGACATATCCAGATTGCCTTAACGGTGTTTTTGCAGCGCTTAGAGCTAAAGCAGCTGCAGTACCCACAGCAGCACTATCCATCAATTTATTAAATTCACCTTCTATAGATTTATCTAAATTTTCATCAATATTAGTATCAGATTGATCTTCATTAAATAAATCTGCTATACCTAATCTATTGAATGTATAAGCTGCTATCGCAGTTGCAGCGGTTGCAATAAGAAGACCTTTACTTTTACCTAACAATCTAGGTTTTAAAGCTTTAGCTCCTTTTGGAGCTTTTTCTTTACCAGCATTTGCTGCTCCAGCTGCTAAAGCTAAAGGTGTTAAAGCAACTGTACCCATTGCTAATGCACTAGCAATCAATGCTCCATATTCTGATAAAGTTTCATTTTCTAGAAAATCAAATATTTCATCTTCAT